GTTTATATTATTATTACAACAAATATAAGCAGGGAGGAAAAAAGATTATGCCAACATTAATATCACCAGGTGTATCAGTTTCAGTTACTGATGAATCGATGTATGCTCCAGCTGGCCAAGGAACAGTACCACTAGTAGTAGTTGCGACTTCTGAGAATAAAACAGATCCAAGTACTAGTAATATAGCAGTAGGTACAACTTCGGCAAACGCAGGAAAACCATACTTGATTACATCACAAAGAGAATTGGTTACAACCTTTGGCGAACCTAAGTTTCAATCATTAGCTGGAGTACAGTTAAATGGTGACGAAAGAAACGAATACGGTTTGCTATCAACATATTCATATTTAGGAATCTCAAATCGAGCTTATGTAGTAAGAGCCAACGTGGATTTAGCAGAGCTAGAAGGAAGTTCAACAGCTCCTAAATTAGCCCCGGCAAATGGCACATATTGGTTAGACACTACAAACACAGATTGGGGAATCTTCACAGCTAACGCCACAACGTGGAATAAGCTAACACCAACAGTATTAACAGACACACCAGGCGCAGGTGGAAGTAACGTTTCAAACTCAGGTGAAAAATCACCTGTATCAAGCTATGGTCAAGATTTAGATTACGCAATCGTGGCTTCCGTATCACCAGCAAAACTTTTCCAAAAAGTTTCTGGTACTTGGGAAGTTGTAGGATCACCATCTTGGAAAGCGGCAACAAGTGCCAACGTGTACATTCAACCAGGCACAGGTACAGCACCAACTACAGCAGTTTCAGGATCATACAGTGATGTATGGTTAAAAACTACTCCAGGTGGTCAAGGAGCTAACATATCTGTTAAATCGTATTCAACATCAACAGCTAAATGGTCTTCATTGTCAGCTAACTTGTATTCAAGAGATGACTCGGCGACAGCCACTGAAGGATCAACATTAGCAATGAACGATGTTTTCGTACAGTTTGACGATTATGATGATAGTAATATTGCAGTAGCGATTGAAAGTAATTTCTCAGCTTCTACAACTACACTATCAACACCAGCTTTTGGTAAAACATCAATTCAACAGTATCATAACACAACGGACAAATCACCGGAAGTTATGTACAATGTAAGAGTTAGAAACGCAGGCACAGAAACATCAGTAACAGGTACAAACATAGCAACAGGGATTGACTTAACTGGAACAGACACAGGTGTCAACTTTGAGCTTAATGGTCAAGACGTAAATGTTACAGCGGCAGGCGGAGCCGGCTCGGCAGTAACACTTGCTGAAATCGTAGCAAAAGTTAACAGTATTCAAACAAGTACTGGTAACGTTGTAGCTTCGATCGATTACAGAAGTGCAACAGATCAAAGACTAACATTAACAAGAGCAGGCGGTTATGAAATCTACATACAAGACGGAACAACAGCTGGAACTGTAAAAGCTACAGGAACAGAAAATCTAGGTTTCACTAACAATACAAGTTCAGGCGCTACTGCATTCTTCCAAACATCATTATGGTCAGATGCAACTTATGAAGCAAGTGCTTCAGCACCAACAAGTACTCCTGTAGACGGAACACTTTGGTACAAGTCAACACAAGACGCAGATATGTATATTGCTGAAAACGATGGCGGAACAATGAAATGGCACGCATACGCAAACAGCAAAGACGTTGCTCCATCAGGATCAACAGCGGCAGGTGGTTTAAGAGACTTACAAATTGTTTCAGCAGAACCAACAAAACAATCAGACGGTACGGCTTTAGCTAACGGCGACATTTGGATTGACTCAGATGAATTAGATTCATATCCAAAAATTTACAAATATAACTCAGGTACAAGTAAATGGGTATTAGTTGATAATACTGATCAAAGTACAGCAGACGGAGTTACATTTGCTGACGCAGTAGGTAATCCAGGCGGAGCAGATCAAGATGCACAGGGTTGGGGAACAGCATACGCAAGTTTCCATTCTGACGCACCAGATCCAGCAACAGCACCAGCTGGTATGTTATTGTTCAACACAAGATTGTCAGGTTACAATGTTAAGAAATACACATTGAACTACACTTACAATAACACAAATAACGGTAATGTATGGGTATCAACATCAGGTTTAAGAACAGATGGATCACCATATATGGGAAGATCGGCACAGAGAAATACAATAGTAGAATCTATGCAATCAGCCCTAGCAGGCAATGAAGAGATCAGAGCAGAGTCAAGATTCTTTAACATTATAGCGGCACCTGGATATCCAGAGCTGTTAGATGAGATGATTGCTCTATCTACTGATAGAAAAGAAACAGCTTTCGTATTAGCTGACACACCAATGAGACTAAAACCAAGTGGAACATCAGTTCAAGCTTGGGCAACTAACTCAAACAATGCGGCTTCAAACGGAGAAGATGGTTTAACATCAGCTTCACCATATGCGGCAGTTTATTACCCATCAGGTTTTTCAACAGACTTGTCAGGTAGTAACGTAGTAGTTCCAGCATCACATATTGCTTTGAGAACTCTTGCATTTAATGATCAAGTTGCATTTCCTTGGTTTGCACCAGCAGGCTTCACTAGAGGTTTAGTAGGCAACTCAAATTCAGTTGGTTACATTACTGACGAAGGTGAATTCCAATCTGTAACTTTATCAGAAGGTCAAAGAGACACTATGTACGCAAACAAAGTTAATCCGATTGCGTTTATTCCAAACAGAGGTTTAGTTGTATTTGGGCAAAAAACATTGGCACCAACAGCTTCAGCTTTAGATAGAATCAACGTAGCAAGATTAATTGTGTACCTAAGATACCAATTAGACTTAATTGCTAAACCGTTCTTATTTGAACCAAATGATAGAATTACTAGAGATCAAGTAACAGATACGTTTAACAGATTCCTTGAAGACTTAACGGCAAAAAGAGCCTTGTTTGACTTCTTGGTAGTTTGTGATGAAACAAATAACACTGGCACTAGAATTGATAAAAATGAACTATGGATTGATATTGCGATACAACCTGTTAAGGCTGTTGAGTTTATCTACATACCATTACGTATCAAAAACACTGGTGAAAGTTTAACAAGTTAATCAGTTTAGGGGATAGTGAAAGCTATCCCTTTAAACTACCTTTAATAAATTTTTTGCCTAGGCAATAATTTAATAAAGTTGTAAATATTATTATATAAGGAGCATTATAAAATGGCAACACTATCAAAATTCGGTGTACCGATAGACGGATCAACAGGACGTGGCGGTATTTTACAACCTAAATTAAAATACAGATTTAGAGTAAGATTCACAGGTTTTGGGTCAGTTGGACAATCTCCATTGCAACTTACACAACAAGTGATGAACATTACTAGACCAAAAGTTTCACACGAAGAAGTGCCAGTGCATTCATATAACTCAGTTATGTATATGCAAGGTAAACACACGTGGGAATCTATCAACATTACTATGAGGGATGATATCAACAATAACATTTCAAAACTAGTTGGTGGTCAAGTACAGAAACAGATGAATCACTTTGAACAAACTTCTGCTGTAGCAGGTTCAAGATATAAATTCGGAGCCAAACTAGAGATACTAGATGGTACGAGTAATACTGAACTAGAGCAGTGGGATTTAGAAGGTTGTTTCTTGCAAAACGTAGATTATTCGGACGGTGATTACGCAGTATCAGAACCAGTACAAGTTATCTTGACTGTTAAGTATGATAATGCTATACACACAGCACCAGGAGACACAATATTCCCATTCGCAGTCAACGCCCCAGGCGGTGATTTAGGTTAATCCTTTATAAAGGATCTTGCGTAATGGCAACAGAACAGGATATAGCACTACATCCGGCGAATCGTGCCGCTCACTTATACCAGAGCGGCACCTCTCAACAAACGAGACGTGCAGATCAGTTTTTCGTAGTTTTTAATCTTTACCCTTTGGTAAATGATGATTTCTTACTACCAAAATATAATTTTCTTAAAACATATAGAGACAGATTGCATTTTTTATGTCATACTGTTGAAGGACCAAAATTTCAAATCCAACAAGATGTGATCAATCAATACAACAGGAAAAGAGTCGTCAATAGAAAAATTGATTATGATCCTGTAAGTTTGAGAATGTATGACACAGTTGATGGTCTGGGTTTAAAATTTATAAAGATGTTATATGAATTTGAATTTCAGAATGCTAGATTGTACACATTAGGAAGCACAACAGAAAGAAATGGAACAAGAGATAACTACCAAGAATCAGTTTTAACAAATGAAAGCCAA